GTGCGACGTGGTTGAGTTGCTGGAAGAGTTCCCTGTTGATTCCTCTTTGTCGCCAACTTGACTGGAGGAGACACCAGCAACGGCGCCCATGATGCTGGCGGCCTTGAGACCAAACCAAGAGAATCCGCCACGACCGACTCCTAGGCCAGAAGCGCCTCCGCTGAAGGAAGAGAATCCATTGACTGTCGCGCGTCCTCCCCGCAGCCCCCCGAGAAGTGTCAGAATTCCCGCCGATCCGTTGGACCGCATCGTGCCTTCTGGAGTTTCAGCAACCGGCGTCGACGACGGCCCCGGACCGCTTTCCCCTGGGGTGTGCCCGCCAACGCCCCATGTCTTTGGATCACGGATCTCGAAGTGCATTTGGTCGGCAGCGCCCCCGGACCACTCGCCGCCCCACTCCAATTTTGAGAACCGCTGGAGGAGGGAGTTGACTGCGCTGAGTTCCTCCTTCGTCATGTTGGTAGTCCCAAGCGGGTACAGATCTGCTCGGAGGTCAATAGCAACTCCGGCTGAGTGGTTACTGATGCCACCTAGGGGACTTTCACGGAGTGAGTGCCCGCCCGACCATCCCTTGTTGAGGTCTGAGCGGCCCCCTCCTAGCGCGGGGTGTGCCTGCCAGGCGGCAGCGAGATCAGCAAGGTACTGGCCTATTCCGTCGGCTTCCCTGAGGGAGAGTCCTCCAGTTTCGATACCAGGAGCGCCAGGAACTGAGTACTTCTTGAGGCTGGTGTCGCCGTAGTCCACGGCGGTCCATCCGTCCAGGGTGGCCTGTCCGGCAAGGCCACCTCCTGCGAAGTGCCGGGTTGGGCTTGCGAAGCCTGACCCGAAGTTGTGACCTACTGAGTTGAGCGCGTTCAGTCGATCGACGCCGATCGCCTGCGCCGCCCGCGCGTTGATGACGTACTCACCTCGCGACAGCATGGCCGGGATGCTGTCTGAGGTACTGGTACCGACCGCGGCAGATATGTCTCCGCCCGCGGAGAAGCCTAGGAGTGACTTGAGTCCACCGAACACGCCTCCTGAGAGGAAGCCCATGATCGGTGACAGTTCTCCTAGGCTGCTGAGGGTCTGAAACGCTCCCTTGAGGTTCATCATGAAGTCGATGAACATGTTTCCGCTGTCAACGACTGATGTGATGACGTCGTTCATCCTGACGGCCGTATAGGCCATAGAGCGGTAGCCTTCAAGGAGATCTTCGGTTGACGCATCAATGGCGTTGCCCCGGCTGCTCTGTAGGGCCATATTGGTGAGTCCGGGGTCGTTCTCCGGTGTGAGGCCCGCCCCGGTAGCCGCTCCCATGGCGCTGCGAGTACCGGGGGCCATCGGCATCTTGGCAGCCCCGCCACCGTAGTTGCCGAGGTCTGAGTAGTCCAGGCGATCGCCGTTCTGCTGGGCCTTCATCAGAAGTGCTTGGGTGATCTGCTCCCGCAGTTCGGGAACGTCACCGAAGTTCTTGTTAATGAATACCCCGAGCCAGCCACCGCGGATACTGGCCGCGACGCTCTCGTAGGGAATGGCACGGTTGGAACTGCCGTAGTGCCTGGACCAAATCTGATCAACAAGGGCACCCAGACCTCGGGCGTTGCCCGTCTGGAAGTCTGAGACGTAGATGTTGTACTTGGCCATCCGGCTTGCGATGCTTCCGGAGTTCATGCTGGCTTGAGCCACCGCTGCGGTGGCGTTGTCTTGGCCGAAGATCGCAGACGTCACGGCGGTCTCGCGCATGACACGGCTGAAGTTTCCAGTTCCCTGGCCCTGACCGGTCATCGTGAAGATGTTGGCGGCGGTCATCATCCCGAAGGGATCCGTCTGCATGTTCCCGAACAGCGCCTTGGAGTCCTTGTAGTAGTTCTGGTTGTAGCCGTTAGGGCCGAGGAATGAAGCCCGGAACTTCAATCGCTGTGCGACGTACGCGTCCTCGACCCCGGGGGTGACGTTGTAGGCGAACGTTGCAGCCGCCGCACCTGTTAGTGCCGCCGCCCGGGCCCATCCGGGCAGGCCCGACCCGCCGCTCGACTCGGAGTACTGCGCGGTGTATTTGGACATTCCAGCACCAGGCGGGCCTCCTCCGGTTGCGGAAGAGGTGACTCCGCCCAGTTGGGAACCAGGGCTCGGGGGAGGTGTGCTGAACGTGGGGGTCGGCGTGCCGTTGGCGGATCGCCCACCTTTACCGGGGCCTCCAGATACTGCCCCGACCGCCTTGGAATACGCCGTCGCGCCTTTGTCAATCTCCTTCTGGACCTTCTGGATGTCCTTGAGTTGGTTGAGGATCTTGGCAAGGTCTGCAGAGACATCACCTAGTGACTCCCGTAGTCCCATTCCTCACCCCTCCCTTCTGGGGACTGCTGACGTGATGGCGTTGAATCTCTCTCTCGGAGTCAAATCGAGGATCTCGTTCCTCGTCCAACCCGGGTAGAGTTTCGACAGCGCCGTGATGACGGTGTGCAACTCTCTGTACTTCTTGGCCCTCGACTCGCTGCTAGAACTGAAACAGGGCCGCTAGCGACAGCGGAACCTCCAGTTCGGTCTCACACTCCGGACAGTTCTTGACGACATCTTGAAGTCGCGGGCCAGGAGTTCTCTTGGCGATCTCCTCAGCCACCGTGCGACGGTCCTTGATGGACAGCGCCAGTACGTCGGCCTCACCCAGCACAGGTCGTCCATTGACTTCAATAACCGTGTTGGCCAGGAGAATCGTCGACAGTTCGGCGTACGTCTTGTTCCCGGCTTCCTGCAGCGCCTTTTGTGTGACGCCCGTGGGAAGGGTTGCCCGGATGACTCCAGCCTTGCCCTTGACCTCGAAGTAGACCTCAGATGGGTCGTCCAACTTCTTGACGGGGACGTCGTTGTCTACGTCGATGGTGATGTCCACTTCGGATTCGCAGCCGGGGCAGTACCGCGTGAGTCCGATCTCTGATCCGAAGGTGACGGAGAAGACCTTCAGGAGTGCAAAGTCGCGATCCCCAGAGAGCATCGCGTTGAGGAGTTCTTTGCTGCTCTCGGTGTCGCCCACACGGACGATCCCGCGTAAGAGGATGGCCTCGGAGATAGCGCTTGGGGTTTTGGCTCGGGAGATGATCTGCTCGTCGCGTCCCGTGAGTTCTCGAACCTCGATCTCAGTCTGAAGCGGTGAGCCGGGAATACTGAGTCCAGCGGGAAGTTCGAACACAGTTTCCGGGGGAACTACGATCTCGTCGTTCTGGTCCTCGATCTCGTCGTCAACGGGCTCCGCGAGAACGGACTGGATCATTTCGTTGACGAGGTCAGGGTTCTCATCGGCTTTGATGGTCGGCACTGTTTCTCCAAATGATTGCTGTTACGGGTTTCCAAAATTGGGTGCTGATAGGACTAGGCCGCGCTCGGTGACGCTGCCCCATTCCACGTCGAGGCCCTCATGCACAAGGGTCATGCGCTCGACCATGAGTGCGTTGTCGCCTGCATTCAGGTCTGAGTAGACGACGCTGGAGGGCCAGGCGTTGTACAGACGAAACCGCATGACGACCTTGTCGTCGTACGCGGCCTCAGCGCTACTGGATTCCGCCCGGAACCCGCCGCCGCCGTAGGGTACGGGTGTTTGTAGTACGGAGATGTGTACGTCGGACCGGAAGAGAACTTTGTTTCCCGAACCGCGACCCTGGACAACTCTGAGTAGCATCCGCATCCAGTCCCAGTTCTGACGACTTCCGATCAGCACTCCCCGGTCCAGTTGGATCGCAGAGAAGTCGACCTGGGTCGGCACCTGGTGCAGTGTCGTGTTGTAACCGCCCTCGCGGATAGAGACGACATTTACGTTAAACGACAGACCGCTGACGCTGGTGAAGCCCATCATCCCGACAGGCTTCAACCAGGGCGTCGTCGTGCGGTCCGGCTGCTGAGGGTAAAAGTGCACCAGGAACCGGTAGTTGCCGATGGGGTCAGTGGTCGTGGAGCGGAACGCTCCAGAACCACCTGCACGACCACTGACCGCCATCGATCTAGTTCCTTACCTAGTTTCCTACGGGCGTGAACCCGCCGTCCTCGGAGACGCGTGCCCAGGCGACATCGAATCCCTCATGCACGACCGTCAACTGCTCCACGATGAGAGCGTTGTCACCGGCGTTCAGATCCGAGTACGCCACAGAAGTGGGCCACGCGTTGAAGATCGTGAAACGCATAGCGACCTTCTCGTCGGTTACAGACGCGTCGTTGGCATTGACGGCGGAACCGGCTTGGTAGCCCTGAGTCTTGGACGCGTACCGAACGGGGTGCGCCAGGACATCGATCTGCACGTTGAACCGGAACGACGTCTTGGCACTGAGTGCTCCCTGGGCGCTGTTGTCGTTTACCCGGAAGAGCATTTCCATCCACTGCCAGTTCTGCTTGCTTCCCAGAACGACACCGCGCTGGAAGGTGATCGGAGAAAACGTGGTCTGGCCCGGGATCTGCCGAACCGTGGTGTTGTGATGACCCTCGCGGTACGGAATCGACTCGGTGGAGATGTTAAGTCCGGACACGGATGTGAACCCGATCTTGGGGTCGGGCTGCATTTGCCCGGTCTTTTCGGTCCCTAGCGGGAAGAACGTGGCGAGGAACCGAAAGTTGCGGATCGGATCAGTGGCGAGACGACCGCGCTCGTACGTTGATGCTGCCATGGTTACCTATTCCTTTCAGGCGATCGTTCGCTGGGTCAACTTGATCTTGATGAACTCAGCCGGGTACTGCAGAGCGACCCCGACCTCGACGTTGACGACACCGCTGGCGATATCGGTGGCGTTGTTGTTCTCGGCGTCGACCTTGATGAAGTAGGCCTCCGACGGAGAGTTGCCGCGCAGTCCGCCATCGGTGAAGAACCCACGGAGGAAGTTGTCCAGGACCGTCGAGATCTCGCGCCAAAGGTCCGGGGTGTTGTTGCGGAAGATGGCGAATGCCAAAGCGGCTTCCATCTCTTTACTGAGGAAGTCCACTGTGCGGCGGATGTTGATGTACCGCGTGGACCGGCTCTGGTCCATCGTCCTCGCGCCCATAACCACGGGACCGGCACCGGGCATCACCCGAAGGGCATTGACCGGATTGAGATCGTTGTTAAGTGCGTCCAACTCCTCGTTGGAGAGGCTCTTCTCCAAGGCCACAACACCGGGGATGGTGGCCTGGATCCCTGCGGGCGCCCGGAAGACTCCCTGTGTGGCATCGGTGCCAAGAATGACACCGGCCACCGCACCGGACGGCGAGACCTTGAGGATGGAGTTCTGCGACGCGGATGTGGTGTCCGCAATCCAGACCTGTGGGTAGTAGACGCCCAGACGGTCACTGTTGACCAGGGAGTCCGCGTAGGTAACGGCCTGCGCGGCGGTCAAACTGGGTGCTGTATCGGCCACCACGAAGGACTTGGTGTCCTGAGCGAACTCGACCAGGCTCTCGATGGTGTTGGAGTCGGTGACACCGGGGCAGAAGACTACGAAGGAACGCTCGGTCTCCTTGAGGCGGTTCAGAGCGGTCGAGTAAGAATACGTACCGGTCGTGCCGTCGCCGCCGCCCGAGAGCGTCAGGGTCGGCAGGTTGGCCGGGAGTACCACGGTGGTGTCGGAACCCCAGGCGACGTTGATGAACTGAGAGCGGACGTTGATGATGTCGGTGACCTCGGTGTTGCCGTGGGTGCCGACGGGAAGGTTGGTGAACGTCTCCAGAAGGACATCGTCGGTGATGTCGTTGGCGACACCGGCCTCCTGAAGAACCGCGACGTCGTACAGTCCGCGCGGGTTGATCGTGACGCGGACCCGCAGGCTGTTTCCGTAGGATCCGGACGACTTGGCCGTGAAGTTGAGGTAGACCTCATTAGCAGTGTTGCCGGCGTCGCTGCCGTCACCGAGGATCGCGGCCGATGCGGTTGTGGCGTCGGAGCGGATCAGTCGGTTGACGAACAGTTCGCGACCGCCAGCACGGAAAAACATGTTGGCTGCAAACGTTGCCGGGAAGGAACGGTTCAGGGGACCGAAGACCTTCGAGAACTGGTACCACGACGTCACCGCAGTCGGTGCCGTGGGGCCAGACGGCAAGATGGCGAGCATGGCGCCGGTGGCTGCAGCAGGGGACTCCGTTGCCACCGGAACCGCAAGGGTCGTCTCCGTGATGGAGACTCCGGGTCGAGACATAACTTCTCCTTATCCTTTGGTCATGGGGTTCCGGCTAGTGCGGTCACCGATGCTCTGATGTGCTCGTAGCGGATCGGTGTTGGTCCATCTGGTGTTGGGCTTTGGGGTCCGGTGACGTTGACTTCCCGGACGCGCTGGTACACATCGAGATCGAACGGAGACGCGATCTCAGACGAGACCCGTACCGTGAAGGCGTTCATGAACATCCGCTTTCCGGCTTCGGTTGTGTCCCTCTTGACGACATTGAGCAGGTCCAGACGCCGCACCGTGGTGTTCGGCACGTTGTTCACGATCCGCTCGGTGACCTCCAGGAACCCGAACCTCACAGGAAGACGGCCGCCCAGCATCTGCTCCAGGATCTGCCTGTCGTGACGTGGCTGTCGGGCGAAGGTGGTCACCTGGTAGTCGAGGTTGATGGGCGTTGGGTACCAGGTGTCCCAGCCCTCGTCTGCAGACAGGTCGTCGGGCTTGAGGTACCACGGAGCGGACTTACCAGACATCACGCGTTCGGTGGCCTCGGACATATCGATGAGGTCGACGGTGACGAAAGGGAAGGACTGCGCCCGGATCTCAGGGTCTGGTTGCCCGAACCACACCCCGACCGGACGAATAGGGTTCTTGGAGTCGGAGACGGTCATACCTGTCAGTCGGTCCCGTAGGGCCTCGTCCTCGCTGATAATGAAGGTCACAGGAAGTCACCTACCGAATCGTGGATAGCACTGACGATTTCCGCGTCGATGACCTGGCGACGGTTCTTGAACTGCCGTACCGCCGGTGATGGTCGGTCTTCCATGCCGCCGTACTCAGCGGCCACGGCCGACTCGCTGCCGACGACGTCCATTTCGGTGCCATCAGCGGTCACCAGTAGGGACGCCACAGCGTCCGCGGGCCACGCTGCCTGTGCCGCGTTGTACTGGAGTAGAGCCGTCAGTCGCGGGGAGGCATTAGAGGCCGCAGACTCCACAGCGTCCAGGGCCTTGTCGATCAACGCTGCTTCTTCCCCCGCGTGGCCGCCGAGACTATTCCCCATCCGGCCAGGAAGGCAGTGATGGTGGCGGCTGCGGTTGCTGGTCCGCTGGTGGTCTTGGCGGGTCCGAAGACACCCTTGAGGAATTCAACTCGCTCTTGCGACGAGTCGAAATCGGCTACACGCTCGTACCAAGGCTTCCAGGCCATAGCAGACTCCAGCACTACCGCAGCAGGGTGACGTTTATCGGCCCCGCATGGACCGCGTCAAGTCCACGGTACGAACAGGAGTCAGCCGCGTCAGGGCTAACTTCGCTGTGATATCAGGGGTACGAAACGACGCCGCCGTCGTAGATGGTCTCGGTACCCGGAGGCTGATTCACGGGCCCTGCGTCCCAGCCCTCGGGGTCCGGAACCCCCATAGTGTCGTTGACCATCTCCTCGGGCTTGACCTGAGTGGACTCCACTAGAACTCCCATGTACTCGAAGCCGATCTGCCCTCTCGGGAAGATTCGGTTGGGGGTGAAGATCGAGTCCCGGTACCCGATGCGGTCGACCAGGTGCTCGTCAGGGTGCGTCTCAAGGCTGGGAATGATCCGGACCATATCGTCGAAGTTGATCACAATGCGCAGGGTGTCGACCGTGTAGAAGCCGCGATCGTTCTGGAATAGGTTCGCCTGGTAGATCTCGGCGTTCACGACGGGAACCCGGAAAGGCTTCCTCCAAACGCGACCCACCGACGGGGAGCCCACGTCGTAGACCGGGTCCGTCCCAGACTCTTCCAGGTCGTAGATGTACCAGTCGACCTGTTGGCCCACAGGCCTCTGCAGGTCACGGGAAATGCCACGTCGAATGGACTTGACCTCAAACTCGGCGTCGAACCGGCCCAAGCCGTGTGATCCGCGCATGCGAGGCCTCCTATTCCGCCCACCAGTGTCGCACGCGAGGGTGCTCTTCCTCAGGGGGAAGATCGTTCCAGAACGTCCTAACTGTGACCCTCAGGCCAGACTTAACGGAGGAGGTCTTGTGTAGGTACGGGATAGTTGACGGAAAGAACACGGTGCTGGGTGCTGTGGGTCGGTATTCAATACTGAGCCTAGGAAAGAAGAGAGACCCCCCTTCGTAGGACCCCGGATTGAGATACGAGACGGACGACGCAATGCGGTAGCGATCCCACTTCTGGTCGTAATGTTCCAAGATGACGCTTCCAGAGGACCCGCGCACAAGGAGCAACTCCTCGCGTTGTGTAAGGCGGCATCCAGCGAAGTCTCCGTAGTCCCGCGACAGTGTGGTTAGGTACTCGTCGTAGGCGTCCAGAACGTCTGCCCTTTCTGGTGGTGCTGCGGACAGATTGACGGCTTGGCTCGCGATTCCCTGGGGCTCTGCTGCGAGGTGCGCCATACCCAACAGGTCCTCAACGAGACTCGTAGGAATCTCATACTCGGCAACTCCGGGGAAGATCTGGTGTCGCCCAGACGCACTCAACGGAACACCTTCTGTTGGCGGTGCTGGTGCTGGTACCCCTGCTCCCACTCTGTTTTAAACACCTGGTCTCGGATCAGCAACTCTTCCTGATCCTCAACAAACACCTCGGACGTCCAAGACTGTCGTAAGAACGGAACGACACGCGCGATGGGGGTTCCAGAGGCAATAGTCCCATCGAAGGTCTCCCGCAACAGAAACGCTATGTTGGTTGGGGACCGCCAGGAGTCGGAATCGACAATGGCGCTGAAAGTACGGAACATGTCCACACCAAAGCCTTCTGGGTGCGTGATCAGCACGCTAACCCCCCTTGGGGTGTGGATAGTCCAGGGGTTAATCCACTTGTACGCACAGTTCGTGTCGAAGCCGGGCGGCACTGGGTACCTACCCAACTGCTCCCTGTCGAAAGTCCCAACCGCGCTGAGTACCCGCCGGGGCGCGGATGTAACAAATACGCGACCGCCAGACGCTCTACGAAAGTTCACGTCTACAGGCAGCCTCAGGATGTAGCCAGACATCAACGAATCTCGCGTAGGGGAGCAGCGCTTCACAGTTGGGGCAGATCCTCGGCCCTCTGTTCCATAGACAGCGGTTTCCCTCAGCCAGTTGGGTGCCATGGTGGCGGCGGCTGCGGGATGTGGTGCGTTATCGAAGTACCACTGATCGATAGCCCCAAAGCGCACCAGACCTACCGGTTTGTCCTCAGGGGAGGGGGACGTAGTGCTGCTCATTCTGTTTGTCCAAGGCTCTGAGCGGCGACACGTCATATGCGACCGTTATGCGGGGGCCTCCCCACGACCAGTCGCCCATGGCGTGCGGCCACTTGCTCTCTCCGAGGATTGCTCGGTTGTTTCTGTTTTCCACTACGACGATATCTCCGTCAATGTTGTAGTGAGTCTGGGAAGGCTCGGCGGTCACCGCGTAGTACCCGTGAAACTGCGGCGCCCCCAGTGGTGAGTGTATGTGCCAGTCCAACTTTCCGGAATGTGCGTAATTGACGTTGAACCAACCCTGGACCATGAACCGCTGAGATCGGAAGTTCAACTCGTAGTAGTCGCACGCCTCACGCGTCATCTCTCCGATAGCCAACAGCAGGTCATATACGTTTGATTCATGGAACTGGAACACGTTGTAGTCTCGCCAGGCAACCGTGGAAAGGGACCCTGAGTCTTCCCACAGGCGCTTTCCGGATTCGGCTCCCGGGGTTGGACGCCCAAGAGCGACTTCACTGTCCTGGGCCTCAAGGAGTCGGTACTTGGCGAGTAGAAAATCACTGAGGAACTGCGTATTAAGATCCAGGTCTCTAGTGAAGTGCTTGAACGGTTTGCTTGTCCGCGTGGGCAGCAGGGACCGTCGTCCGGTCAGCGGTACTTTTTGCTGTTCCACACGTTCTCCTTGTAGTAGCCGTAGATCTTGGTCCTCTTCTTCTCTAGGAGCATGGCCCCGCTCTCAGCCAACGCATGGTTGGTTTCCAACTTCCAGTCTTCCCGTTTAAACGGGAGCACTGTGAACATAGGGGTACCTGAGGGGATTGTCCCCTCAAAGTCCTTGCGCAGAAAGAATGTGATGGCGTTGGGAGCCCACCATTGGTCAGTGTCTTGGACTCCGCTGTAGGTGATGAACGGAAGGTCATACCGGTTGAGTGGGTGCGTTATCAGACTCGAATACCCCGGAGGTGTTTTGAAGGCCCAGCGCATGTCCCAGATGTAGTGGGTGGGCCAGCAGCCAGCAGGTACTGGAACCTCGATGTAGCCCCGGGTTTCAATGGGGCGGACGATGGGGTCCTGCCAAGAGATGTGCGGTCCGTCGTCGTCCACGGCAACATCAATGTCTATAGGAGTGACGTAGTGATAACCGGTCGTCAGGGCGTCTAGAAACGGGGCGCAGTGCTTGAAACTCAGGTTGGCGGAGTCACGACCGTTCCTATTGCTGACCCCTAAGTCTCGCCTGTCATTCGATGTATGGAACAGGTACGCGTCTCGGTACCAGGCAGGTACCGACTCATAGGCCGGGCGCGGGGGTAGCGTGATGTCGCGGTACTGGTTGTTTGCGTACGTCTCGATGTGTAGAACTTCGTCCCCGCTCATCGGTACTCCTTTCTCGACCAGAAGTTGCTCCGGTATCCGCCTGTGAATACCGACCTAATCCGAGAAGCCTGTCCGTCAATTAGGTCTGCGTCGTACTCTCCATGAATCGCGCTGCTCCAGGCCTCCCGAGCAAAGGGGACCACGACCGCTAACGGCGTGCCTTGCTTGATGACTCCTTGGACGCCGCGTCGCATGAGCAACGAGTACGCCCCATCCGGGGCGTACTGATCGGTGTCCATGACCGCGGGGAGGACCTGCCAAGGGACATCGATTGAGTACGGAGGGTGCGTGATCATGACGCTGTAGCCGGGTGGGGTCAGGTATCCCCACAGCGGGTGAATGCGGAAGAGGTCCTCGCAGTATTGTGCCCGGTCAAACGGCAACTCCGATACTTGCTGCCTGTCGTGAAGGCTGACGACCTTCCAAGACACGTTGCCCTTGGGCAACTGCCATCGAATCCGGTCTCCGGTGGTGTCAATCGAGATATCGACGGGTACCTTAAGTAGGTATCCGGTACTCAGTGCGTCGAGAACCGACGGGCACTTCTTGATGGTTTGATTGCCTTTACCGCCCTCGATCTTCATCGAGCCGCCCGCGTAGACGTCCTGTTCTCGCCACCATGCGGGGATGTTCTTGGACAGAGGCTCCGGCTTTGGGGCATACGTAGGGACACCGGGGGCCACCGGGAAGAACTGAATGATTTTGGACGGCTTACTCGAAGTAAACCTAGTACTCAGCATGGTCTGCGTTCTCGATTCTCGTTGGGGTTACGCGTAGTAGAGCGATTGGTGTGCCTCGCTTTATGACAACTGGATCATCTTCAGCACCCCGCTTCAGGAGGAACGGGAGGCCGAGAGGACCTGAAGGTGAGTGCGGCCAGGTGAGACGTGCATCTAACGTCCTGAAAGGGAGAGAGTTGTCGTCAACTGGGCTACGCACAACGACATCGCAATCGACAGTGGGGCTCCAGTAGATGAGCCACCGGTAGTGTGCGTCGAAATACCGATCGACTGGGAAGTCTCTCCTGTATCTGACTCCAGTAACGCGTCCTGCGGGCTGGAGCACTGTTCGTGATACAAGGTCCGCGGACTCCGTCCATTCGGTTCCTACGTCGCTGGGAATTCTTCGTGGTCGGATGAAGACATCGGCAAACAGCCGGACTTCGTACTCACCCCCGGCACTAGGCTCTGGCGCCCAACTGATTTCAGATACGACTCGGTTGTGCGGCCAAAACTCGTCTCCCCGAGCAAGGGCCTGACGTTGTAGGTCTTCATGAATCTTTCGCTGCCAAGCCTGTTCCTGGCTGAGGTGAGGGCTGACTGGAAGTTCCCCGCGGACGGCGGTTGGTTGTTGAAACTCGTTGTCGTTGGCCGACATTCTCTTGGACGGACGACCCAGCATGCGCTCACTTGTCTGCGGGAAAATCGAGCGACGCCGAGTTTCCCCTCCAGGGTCGATTCGTTGGTGATCTGCAGTCATGGCGAACGACTCGTTACCTATGCGTCTTCGGGACCTATGCCGTTCCACGTCAGCATGTGTTCGGTGAAAAAGAGGTCGTACGGTTCACAGCGAAGTGAGATCACCTCGGTACCTGACGTGAGCGGGACCGACTCGTAAGTGAGGATGGGTTCCCAGTCATTCACGGAACCGTCGTAGACGAGATCGGAAGGCTCCAACGAGTCAGCGCGAGTCAGGGTGTAGACATCATTCCTTCTTACAAGAATGTAGTGACTCGGAGAGAACAGATCGCCATTGACGATATAGAGTTCGTCGACCGTAGACCTTGCGATGCTGGTGACTTCAGTCTCAACAAGTCCTAGGGACGTGAACGAATCGGACTCCCAGGCGAGGGATCCGGACATCGCGGCTAGAAGCGCAGCGTCAGCGTCCGTGCCGAGTTCTTCGATGTTGAGTGAATAGAGACGGTCGCCTACCTGGACGTCCTCGGCTCGGACGAGCCCCTCGGGCGTACGGACCATGGTGTCGGGGGCTACTGAGTAGTCGTGGTTGAACGAAAAGCCGAAGCCACCGTAGAAGCCGAAGCCACCGTAGAAGCCGAAGCCACCGTAGAAGCCGAAGCCAGGGTACACATAGTTCCAACGGCTGATCCCGACGGCCGACCCTCGCAGAACCACCGCTCCAGACGCGACTCCTTGGCTGATGACCTGCGTATCTATGCCGCTGTTGCTGGTGTTTGAGGTGGTCTCGCTACCCAGACTCAGACCGACGTTGGTCAGGGCCGTGATCGCGTTCGCACGGGTCTGTCCGACAATGTTGGGGACCGTGGTTTTGCGCGGTCCGCCGCGGTCAAGGTTGCGTGATGTCGACAACTTCTTCTCCTACTGGTTGCGAGATCTATTACGACAGGTCACCGGTCAGGACCCACACGTTGGCGGCCCGCTTCGTGAGCGTAGCCCCGGACCACTGCGCGCGAAGGTTCAAACCTGGCGTCGCATTGATGGTCACACCGCCAGCGGCGGCAATGTTGACGCCACCGGCACCCACCCGCAGGAGGTGGATCTGAGTACCCACCTTGAAGTTGACGGTAGCGTCTGCTGCAACCGTGAACGTAAGCGCGGAACCGCTGTTCATCTCAATCATTCGTCCGGCGTCGCTCAGAACAAACTGATACGAAGCCGTCTTCTGGTCAATCACCACGGGGGCGTCCAGAACGTTACCGGCCGCCAGCGTGATGCCACCACCGGTCACTGACAAGCCGCCCGAAGAGATCGTGACAGTGGTGAGCGTCGGGGAGGTGCCGAACACCAGGGCCCCGCTGCCCGTCTCGTCCGAGATCACTCCGGCCAGTTGGGCGGATGTGGTGGCCGCGAACTGATTGAGCCCGCTGGTGGTCAGGCCGAGGCCGGTCGTGGCGTGAACGTGGTCCGCTCGGGCGTACCGGAGCGACGTGCCCACGGCAGCGGTGCCGAGTGCCGCGGGGGTTGCCGCCGAGGCCTGGCCCACAACAAACGCCGTGGTTGCCAACTGGGTGGTGTTGGTGTCTGCAGCGGCGGTTGGTGCTGCAGGAATACCCGTCAGGGTGGGCGATGCGATCGGTGCCTTCGCTGCAAGATCCGAAACCAGGCCCGTGATCGCGCTCTGCGCAAGTGCGATGTTCGTGCTGGAGACGCTCGTCACACGACCCTTGGCGTCAACTGTGATGGCCGGTACCGCAGTAGCGGAGCCGTACACTCCAGCAGTCACTCCAGAATTGGCAAGTGTCAGAGTGAT